CTTAGCCGCTGGGGTGTTAGCCTCTCGAAGTCTTTACGCCAGTTAGCCCGCTGCTCTGTCGCGCAGCGAATCCGTAAGCCGGTTATTTTCCGTATGTCTTTCGCTATGCTCTCGTAATGTATTATGTGATACGGCGCCACATTTTCTGCCCATTTGCTAATAACCGGAGTACGCATTAGCGGTATTTTATCTACGTAATGTCCTAAAGTGATAGGCTCTAAATTTTTAGCTAGCCTCTTATCATTATAGGCGCTGTGCATAGCGGCTATTCTGGTATATGGGTTACGAACCATTACGGCGCGCTCGTAGCTTTTCCAGCGCGTCGGTATTCGAGTTATGTAGCTATCTATTCCCCCTGTTTCATTATCGCCCATTACCCAATAGTTATTAGCCCTATTACATAGCTCTACATGTAATGCCGTAGACCCTACGCCGTTAGGGGTTAATATTATTAGTTTTTCTGTGTCTAGTACTATCATAACCGCGCTTTCCGGCTGTTAGTAAATGAATTAAAAACCGCACTAAGCCCACCTGTATAAATCCTTCTTTAACTATCTGTCTATGTATGTTCGATAGCTGCTCTACGTCATTGGTAAGCACTCGTAGCCGTCGTCTATCCTCTGTAATATATCTAACTCTCATAGTGTGCCATCTCTTTCTTTATATTTTCTGCTTCGTCGCTCATACCTTCGCCTCTGGCTTTTAGTTCGTCCAGCTCGCGCCATAACTCACGCAGAGCTATAGCATTATCTACCTGTTCAGCCGTTAGCACTTTCGGCGCTAGCGGCGCTGCTTCTTTTTCGTAGTTGCCTAGACCCTTCCAGCCGTTAGCTATGGCTCTGGTTATCTTTAATTCTAGTGTACCGTCTGGTAAATGTGCTACTGAATTTACAAAAGCCTCTACCTGCATCTCTGTGTAGTTACCCGTCTCGCGCTTATAGTCTATCCATCTCGCTAAGCTCTCTTTTCTCTTAGTAGAAAAAGTGGGGTAGTTATTCTTTCTTTCTTTATATTCTTTACTTCTTCTTCTTGTATCTACTGGCGTCTCTACTCGTGTCTTTACTGGTGTCTCTACTGGCGTCTCTACTGCTGTCTCGCTTTTTTCTTCGCCATGCTGATATACCTTATAATTACAGACTGTAACCACTGTAAAGAGTGTACCGCTTTCTACCGTTATCATATCCATATGAATTAACTTATCAAAGTGTCTTTTTACAGTACCTGTAGACGTCTCTAAGTCTCTAGCGGCTACTCTGTAGCTAGTGGCAAACTGCCCAACGTCTAGCGTAAGGTTAGCCGTATACAGTTTTACCGGCTTATAGACTGCGCGCCCAAGTAACCATATCCATGTCTTTAGTAGGTTAGCGTCTGTAAATACTGCGCTATCTATTATCGACCTGTGTAACTTTATGTATCCCTTCATAACTTCCCCTGTAAAAAGCCCGCCTAGCCACTAGCTAGACGGGCTACCCAAAAACTACCTAGCGTATCGAGAGAATACCGCTAGGCATATACCGACACTAAACAGCGTCGTAGTATTTCCAAAAGTTGTACTCGTCTTGCCAGCTCTCCCCGTATGGTATCTTTACACTTTCTCTATCTAGGTCGCATAGTAGCGCTGTATGGTCGAAGGCTGGTAATATGTTTAGCCCGTAGTCGAAGTCTAAAACGTCGTCTATGTTAGTCGTGCTTACTACTTCCGTGTCGCAGTCGTCTAGATTATTGCGTATGTAAAATTGTAGCTGTGTCTCTGTGTGCATGTAGTGGTTAGGCGGCGACTTTAGATAGCTATTAAAAGGTATATCATGGTCTAGCCCTTTCTTCTCTAGCCACCATAGATAATGTTTATACAATCCGTAAGCCCGCGCCAGCGGCTCTCTGATGACTAGTATTACCTTGTAGCCGTCGTGTATCCAGCCGTCATGTACTCGCCCGTAGTGGTGGTCTATCCCGCCGTCTGGATTCTCGCCATTAACCCAAATACCGCCATGCTCTGGGCTACATAGTATTTTATGTAGTGCGCCGCTAGCGGTATGCGGCGGTGTCACCAGTACTAGCTTTTGCTTCTGTAGTAGTATCATCTTAAAGTAATGCCTTCCCCGCTATACCCTTCTATGCAATCCTCTTTAAGTTCTTCTATAAACTTTTGATAGAATCTAGCGCCCATAGCGTCTGCTTCGTATAAATCAAAAAGCCGCCCCTGTTTCTCGCCTAGCGCATTTTCGCTACGGTATAAATACTGTAGCAAGCCGCGCCACTGTCTCTCGTCGCCTCTAAACCAGCCCGTACCGTCTATGCTTTTAGCGCCGCTTTTATGACATACCCATAAAGTACGAGGCGAATTTACACCGCCTACGTGTACATTCTCGAATTTATTACAAAAGCGCCATATGTTAGCCCGTTTCCATTTTGGACTACCGCCAATAAATACCCATTCAGCGCTAGGAGGTACATCTTCCGGCGCCATGCCGTCTTGGACAACAAAAGCCAGCTTAAACTTATACCGCTTGAACCAGTGCGCGCCGTCTGTCCAAGTATCCCATTCTGCTAAAGTCGCCTCCCTATCTGCTACTACATCGGGAACCACCACAAATATAGGCGGCTTTTTATGAGCTGCCGCCTTATCCAATAACAGCCTAAACTTATCTACCTCCCAGTCTTTACCTTTTGTCGTCGCAGCATAGCGACCATTATCTAGCGCATATGGCATATCTACATTACGCCAGCCATCTATACCGAAAAGACAAGCGAAGCGGGTAGGATATTTAGCCCACAATGCGCGTACTTTTTTACCTGTGTTATTTGATAACATAATCTGCATTACTATACCTCTTAAAATGGTGGGTCGTCTGGCATGTTAGACTGTGAAGTAGCCGTAGCCTTAAACTCTTTAAGCTGCTCTCTAACTTCTGCGTCGCTAGTCTCGCTCTCTAAGTATCTATATACGCTATTGCGCTTAATGTCCTTACTATCATGGTAGCTCTTTATCTCGACTTTACCGGCTTTACCTTCGCAGTCTGCGGCGACTATGCGCCCGTCTTCAAACTGCTTAACCAGCCCGGTACAGTGCGCAAACTGTTTCACCTTCCACATTTTAGAAGGGCTTAGCCATTGATTAAGTAGCATATTGCCGCCATCGTGGTACACCTTTAGCACTATCTTTACCTGCTGCTCGCCTTCGTGTCCTTCTAGGCGGCTTGTACAGTCTTCGCTAGCGACTATCTCGAAGTCGTAGCAGCCATCGCCGAGTACTCTATTGCCTGCGTCATTTGGGTCGAAGTCCATTTTATTCTTATCCTATGTAAATTACAGATTCTAGTTAATGTTAAAAGTCCTATTTTTACTCCAGCGGTACGCCATACTATTAGTCGTATCTGCTGTAGTGTTAAGCCGTGAAGCCCTGCGCTAAGCTCGTATATCTGTGTAGAGGCTTTACAAGCGTCTATTAGTTTTCTACTGCTACGCATTTAGTCGCCCCTGTGCGTAGCTAATACATTTAGCGAAGTCTTCCGCTGGTATTAGCTCTAGCTTTTCTACGCCAGCTTTTTCTAGCCAGCCGTCTGTAGTGCTAGACCCGATACCCGCAGTAGTCAAAAGCTCTTTTAGCTTCGCTACATCTTCCGCCGCTGGTAGTTCGTGCAGTATCTCCCGCTTAGCGTCTATCTTGTTGCCGTATCGCTCTGCGAAGTCTGCGTAGATAAGGTCGAATTTTTCGCCCTTTACGAAGCCTTCTAGGCGGCTCTTACGTACTCTCGCTTTACGGCTGCGCCCTTCTTCTAAAATCTCTAGCCATAAGTCCAGCTCGTAGTCTAGCTTTTTCATGCCGTCGAAAGTCGTGTCTACTACGCTCTGCTGTCCGTCTGCGTCTTTCCCCCACTTGTCGGCGCTGTGACATATATAAACTACGTTCATGTCTAGGCGGTCTAGCCAGCGTATGAGCCTGCGCGTAGGTCTATTAGCCTCTTTCTTATCGCGCCCAAAATCGTTACCTACTTTTTCCTCTGCGATAGAGGCGGCTATAGAATAGAGCTTAGAAAAGCTATCTATAACTACCGTTTTATAGTTATGCTCTATCGTAGCTAGTGTCTGTATTTCCTCTATTACCGTGTAGTAATCTTGGCTACCCTCAGACTGCCCAAAATAGACGCCACCGCCAGCGGCTAACTTCTTAGCGTAGTGGTCGCGCTCAGCGCTTCCCTCTATGTCTATGTAGTAGCAGTCTGGGAAGTCTAGCGCAAAGTACGTTTTACCTACGCCAGCCTCTCCGCTTAGTATAATCTGTGCGCGTTTATCTTTCCCTACTGGGGGCTTAGCTTTTAGCTCTCGCATTTTCTATATCTTTCTGGCGTAGTTCGCCTCTTACAATTCTTATATCTGCTGGCGCGTCTACGCCTACAAGTACACTAGACGCGCGTAGCTTGATAATCTTTATAGTTATGTCTTCGCCTATGTGTATTATCTGCGATTTTTTGCGGGTTAGGTTTAAGCTCATTATGCTACCTCACCTTCTACGAATAGCCCGCTAAAAACCTCTTGCGGCTCTTTAGTGCGCACTGCCATTAGCTCTATAGATGCGGCGTCTATAACAGCCCACGCCTGCCGCGCTGGGTAGTTATAAATAAGCGGCGTAAAGTTAGGTAATAACTCCCAGCCGGTAAAGTCTGTACCTTTCGGTACGATACCATAGATAGTAACTACGCTATCCCAATAGCCGCAGGCTATCCAGCCGCCTACTTCTTCTGTCTGTGTGCGATAGTGGCTAATACATAGACCTTTAGTAATTCGGTTAGTTATGTTACCGGGATTAAGCCACTCAGCGCAGACGCCATAGCCTTTTATGCCTTCGTGACACTCTAGCATTATGTCGCTGTCGCAGTCGTCTACGTAGGTCGTCTCATGCCAGATATTAAGAGACGTTAGCCATTTAGATACAGCCCAACAGCAGATACTATCTGCGAAGATGTCGCACGGCTCGCGCGGTCGCTCTGCTGGGTGTGTCCTATCTGTGCCTTTATCTTGCGCGTATCTATCTGCGCACTTTATCACGTATTGCGGAATAATAACGCGCGCGCTATCTGCTTCTTTTTCTTCTGTAGCCATCTTGGATACTATCTTTCTTTTAAGGTTTTAACTTCGTTTACTTCTTACTCTATTAATATATTAATACCATCGGATAAACACAAGCCCAGCGAAACAAAAAACCAGAAAAAAGAGAAAGTATCTAGACTTACTTTTTCAGTAGATAAAGCACTACAGAAGATAGCGCGCCTAGAATAGCTGTTACTGCGGTACGCATAGCCCAGCGCGTAGAGTCTTTAGTGTCGGCTATGTCATTCTCCGCAACACTTACCCGCGCCTCTAGAGACTTCTTACCGTTACCGGCGTAGAGATTGCTAATAGGCTCAAGCTGGCATAGTATGCGCTCTACCTTTACGTCTATCCGCTTTACTTCGTCGCGCAACTCTTGTAGCTCTGTCACTGTGGCGCGTCTTCTTTCTTTACGACGGGTCGCAGACTATCGCCGATTACTAGACCCGTGATAATTACTACCAGCTTGTTTAATAATTCTTCATCTACTAGCGGCTCGCTAAGCTGTGCATTGACTACCGCAAAAAATGCAGTAAGCACAGCTATTACTGTGCGCTTAGATTTTGCTGCGGCTAATATCTCTTTTATCATTTACTCGCCTCCCGGTAAAAATTGCTTAATCATATCTAACGCGCCACCACCTGCGCCGCTAGATAATAGCAGGTAAGCCCCTAGCAAAATTGCTATTAACATAAATAACCATTTACGCGCGTAGCCCTTACTAGTCTTTAGCTCTGCTTTAGCCAAAATTATATCAGCTTTACCCTCTCGTCTCTCTGTCTTTTTATCCTCGACCATAACTAACTTACCTTCGCTATTACGCTCTCTACGTTTACGCCCCATCAGTAAACCTCTCCATTAGTTGTACATATTACCCATGCCCCGCTACGCTCTGCTATCTCGCTCGCCTGAATAGCGCAGCTCTCTACAAACCAATCTAATTCTAACTTGCTAAATTCTCGCGCTTTATAATCACTAATAGCGCGCGGCTTCTGTCTGTCCGAATCTGTACCATTAAACATTATAAGCCGCTTACATTTTATGCCGTGTCTCTGTAGCCAGCTCTCAGTTATCGCCCTGTCTTTCTCCAGTCTACCCGTGATAATCGCCGGTAGCTCTGCGCGTCTTGCTAGATATCTAGGCTGCGCCGTCTCTAATGGTTTATTGTATGGCATGTCATGGCATAGCACGCCGTCGAAGTCAAAAGCCATACGGCTAACATAGCCACTATTGAACAAGTTCCATTCTAGTAAGTGGGGTAGCTCTAGCTCACTACATTGTAAATCCGGTAGATTCTCCGCGCGCGGATTAACATAAATAGCAGCGGTAACACCTCTAAAGGCTTCTAGCTTTTTCATGGCTGCGCCGCTGGCTACCGTGTCGTCTACAAATAATAAGCGGGTAGGCTCTGGCGTAGCCTTGAAGCGCTGCCCAGCGCCCACATTAGTTACATACCCTTTATGTAAACTATATAGAGGTAGGTGTAGCTGGGTCGCCATCACGCTAGCGGGTATCATACCAGAGCGCGGAATAGCACATATAGCGTCTATCTCTGGCGGTACTTCAGCGCAAAATTTAATAGCCTTATGTACTAGCTCTACGGTCTGGATAAGGCGCGCATTTTTGAAAGCTGGCGTAGCCGTCGCAGAGTTTAGCTTACTTTGCCTAGACCTACAGCCGCCGCAGGTAGGGATATTTAGCGCGGAAGTTAGGCGCTGTATGGTATCGCCGAGCCCTTTCTTTAGTGCGCAGTTACGATAGCTAGGGCGCTTTTTCTTGTGTCCACAATTAATACAGACTACGCCCGCTTCGCTTGTTTCCCATATGCACCGCATATTATACCTCTACCGCCTCTACTACCACGCTACCCGAAGCGCTGCACCAGTCCGTAAAGCTAGTCGTAGCGACTTCACCGCCATAGTTTACACTAATAGTGCCTATATCTTCAAATTTACTGAACGTATGCCCGCTATGTAATCCGCATTGGCTAGGGTAGTTGTGGTACATCTCGTGATAGTAGTAGAAGTCGTCGCACTTGCCGTTAAACTCGCCTCTAATTACTGGGTTGCCTTCGTCGTCTAGTACTGTCTCTGTTAGTGACAACTCCATTTTATAGCCAATATGTAGCCGCCATTCTGTGCCTAGCTCTACGCCGTCGTCTATCTTGTAGCGCGCTAATACTAAAGCACTCCAGCCGAAGGACTTATAAGTAGTATAGCCCGTGTCTTCGTCTAGCTCAGAGCTGCTACACATTCTATCTCCGATATAGTCATTAAAAGATACACCATAATAACAAGTAGCGCCGGGAACATAGTTTGTAGGCAAGTCGTGCCTAGCTGCTACACATAAAGAATTACCCCCAATGCACTGTAGCGTAAATGTACCGTTGAGAAAGTCGCACTTATCGCAGTCTGTCGAATCTGTGAAGCCGCTAAAAGTTACGTCAAATTCTCCAGTCCATAGCGTGCCGGGAAAACTATCACTACAATCGTCGCAACAATCGCTAGGCGGCGGCGGTGGCGGGTCTGGCGGGTCGCCTTGACAACAAGAGCAGCCGGGAGAATGTCTAGAGATACCAGCCATCAGCCGCAGTCTTCCATATCGACCACCCAGAAGCCAGAGCCTTCTACGCGCTTAATGGTTATAAACGTGGCATAATTAATAGCGCCGCTAGCTATATTGTACGCCGTTACTTTTTCGCCAGAATCCGTAAGCACGCCCGCAGATGACATATAGTAGATGTCTACAGTACCGCTACCGGCTGTACTACCAGAGCGCGCAGCTATAGCGCCTACCGTTTTAGCTATCGCAGTTTGTACCCCTATCACGGGTATCCATAACCCACTACGAAAGTTACGGCTAACTCTTATATAGCTATCTACTGGTATAGGTATTAACGAATCGTTATAAATCTCTATCTCGTCTCGCTGCGCGTCTTCTAGTTTTCCGTCTTCGTCTATCTTCCAGATTTCAGCCTTACCCTTACCTAGTTGCGTTGTACTTCTGCCTGTAATTATCTCTGTTACTTTTACTAATACGGCTTCTTCTCTAAGCCTGATAGTATTATTAGGCGCAGCCGCTACACCAGCTCTCAACATACTCAATTGACTATGTAGTAGCTGGTGGTCTTTTTTAAGCAGCGCTATAGCGCGCGCATTAAGTAAGTAGCCCTCTGCCATTTGACTAAATCCCGCTTGTACTAAGTGTCACTGGGTCGCTGGGTAGCGTAAAAGTCGTAATAGTCGTATTAGACGGATACCAGCTTAATGTAGCGCCGGGTTCAAAGCTAAGCGCTGTTATCGTTTTATCTTCGCCAGCGGTAGCCGTTAAAATTCCATCTGTGTCTATAAAAGCGCTAGCTATCGTACCGCTAGAGTCTAGCACAAACTCGCCGCGCAAGCAGTCTACAGTAGTCGCAGCCGCAGAACCTACTAGCGTTGTCTTACCATTTTTTATGTGTGCTGTCGTTAAGCTACAGGCTATCTCTACATCTGCGCCGAAGTTATAGCAGGTAGTTAAAGTAACACCGCTGCCTACTTCTACCTCTCCAGCTAGCGCGCGTATCTCGCCAACTACGGAAGTGTCGCCGGGCTTATGGGCTATGCCTACGCTACCGCTTTCTATATTAATACCCGTTAGCGCGTCGCCTCTAATGTATAGCCCTCTAGTGCCATCGCCGCCGCTAGCTGTCTGCTGAATCTCCATAGTTATAGCGGCGCCTCTAACGTCTAGGGTCGTCTGCCCAGTACCCGCAAAGTCTACGCTAGTAAAGCTCATATTTAAGCTACACTCTGCCGTGTAGCCTTCTTCTACTACAAGCGCGCCGAACTCAGTACCAGAGCTGCCACTAATTTCATTAGGGTAGTCTGCGACTAAATAAATATCGTCACCGGCTACCGGAATTACACTTCCTACCCAGTTCGAATTAAGCGCAAATGATGTAGATACATCACCTTTCCAGATGCGTACTGTCATTGTCTATACTTTCTAAAAAAATGCCTACGGTTTTCTTAACTTCTTAATCGGTTGTGCTACGTGAAATTTTAACGGGCGAAAATTGCGCTCTGGATATGCTGCATAGCGTAAGTAAGCCCCTATATCATTATTAGAGGGCGCAGCGGCGCCGGTTTTATGCGCGACGTCTCCGCGCCCGTCTAATAATGCTGGCTCGTCTATCGGGTGTCCCTTCTCGTCTACTATAAGCTCATCTACATAGCTTACAGCATTGGTAGTTTTATCAACTTTCTTTACTAGCGTCGTTTTTCCTCTATCCAGAATATCGAAGCGCCAGCCTCTATAAAGGTCTATTTCTAATACATAATCTACGCGCCAAAATGGTTTACGCAAATTCTGCCAGCGGCGATTCCCCGTTATACCGTTTATCTTGGCTGCAAATGGCGGAACGTTCATTTTGAAGCCGTTTATATCTATAAAAAATGCGGCTTTATTTACGCTGTCTTGATATTTGAGCGCCCATACTGGGAACTCTGAATGGTTGCGCGTTATGTTTACCTGTAACCGGCTGTACTCTATCTCTAGCGGAGGGTCGAAGCGCTTATGGGCGGAGTTGATAACTGGCTTACCGTTTTTTAATTCGCCAGTTAGGAAGCCGTCGGCTGGGTTAGCGTAGGTTGAATTTTTCGGACCCAGTGCTGGGTGTAATGGCATGGCTTGAAATAAGTTTAACCTATCGCTCTTAGTATCAAATGTCTGTTTACCAATATAAGCGGCTTTCTCTGCGGGTCGTGTACGCTGTATTAGCTGAATATTAATATCGGGTCCGACTAACTCCCAATCTTTTTTCTTGCCGTCTTTGTCTTTAGGGTCTGGCTCGCCGGGCTGGTTGGTAGTGCCTAAATCTAAGCCGCCTATCTTTAGCGGCTTGTAGGTTACGTCGTAAGCCCAGCGCATAGCCGATAACTGGCTTACGTTAATCTCTCGCGCGACCATTGAGCGGTTAGTATCATTACCGATATTTTCATAATAGCCGCCGGGAAGTGGAACAGATACACCCGTACTAGGGTCGCTGGGATAGCCTAAGCCGTCTATACCGTCGTTTACGTCGTCTGTCTCGACAATAAAACGTACTCGATAAGTCGTCTCTGTTGCCGATGAAGTCCAACTAGTAGTAGCCGCGCGGCTGTTTCTATCTATCGTTACTGCAACTACCGCCATGTTATGCAATCCCCGCTACTGTTGCGCCCGGTTTCTGGTTTATTTCTTTTAACAAAGTAACAGTAGTAGCGCCGCTGCCAGCAATAGAAGTCAATAGCTTTTCCATAGCTCGCTGCTGTTTCTCTCTAATCCTAGCCGATACTTCCGCGCTCGTACCTTTCAAAACAGCCCCTACGCTAATGTCTAAAGATTTTATCTTAGCGTCTAGCTCATCTACTGCCGTGTCGTCTAATTCTAGCTTAAATGTCTTTTCTGCTTCATCTATTAACTCTGACATTTGCCGGTCTATTTCGTCGAAAACTTCATTAATAGCAAGCACCGCGCCCGCTGCTGCTGCTGCGGCTACTAGCAGTCTAGTTATATTACCGCTAGCGGCTTTCATGGCTACTTGTGCTGCTGCTAAAGAGCGCATAGCTTTAGCGAGTAACGCTAGACCCTTAATAGCTAAAGGTATCATTTTTAAGAACATACCCCAGAGCGCTACAAAAGCTATCCATTTCGCTACTAATACTACCATCTGCTTAATCATTACAGCATTTACTTTTATCCAGTCTTTTAGCTTCTTCACTATGTGAATCATTACCCGCAGCGCGTACTTTAAGTCTTCAGCGAAGCCCGAAGCTATCAGCATACCCAGCTCTAAAAGATTATCTTTTAATGTAGACCATAGACCAATTAGCGCTTGCGATTGCTCAGCCATCGCCGTAGACATTTCGCCGCCTACGCCTGCTGTCTCCCACATAGCCTGCTGTAACATATTAAAGCTAATAGCGCCTTGACTAATCATACTCTGTACAGCCGCTTCCGTAATACCTAAATGCGCAGCTAACATCGCTAAAACTGGTACGCCGCGCTCTTGTAACTGGTTTAGCGTCTCACCTGTTAGCTTGCCTACGGCTTTTATCTTACCCATTATTTTAGCTAGTTCGTCTATGGGCATACCGATAGCGGAAGCCATGTTACCCATCATAAATAATTGCGCGCCTACCGTTTCGGCTGTCCAGCCAAAAGACAATAGAATTTTGGTAGCTTTTATTAAGTCGTCTAGCTGAAAAGGCGTAGCCGCCGCAAATTCTCGTATTTCCATTACCAGCGCTTGCGCTTCTTCTAAACTCCCTACGAAGGTCTTTATAGCTATTAAGTCTTGCTCTAGCGTGGCGGTCGCTACTATCACTAGCTTTATAGCTTGTATACCTAGTAGCGCGCTACCTAGTATTGCTAGCTGTCTAATAATACCGGCGGTAAACTTCTGAAAGACTGCGCCCGCGCTCGTAGTCTGCTTGCGGAAATTACCAGACATGCCGCGCAAGCTCTTATTAACTCGCCCTACCCCAGCTTCAAAAGGCTTAGTACGCGCTACGAAGGTCGTAGCTATGCTACCTATGCTTAGTGCCATCTATCCAAATCTCGCTATCATTTCTGCTTCGTCTTGGTTTACGTCTATTACTTTCTTTTCGCCCTGTCCTCTTGCGTAAGCCGGTAAAAAGTAGTCTAGGTCTACGCTCTCGCTAGCCTTACTAGCTACTACGTTATTTATCATGCTACATACGTAGCTAGTCTGTAGCCATCGTTCGCCAAAAGGCTCGCATCTATAAAACGCTACCCATTCTGCGAACTGTTCGCTAGTAATCCTCTCTAGCATCTCGTCTACATTAACGAACCCTAAAGCCAGCGCTAGACGGTAGGCGAATCTGCGGCGGCTGCCGCTAGCGCTGCGCAATTTTTTTCTAATTCGTCTACTTCGTCTTCTCCGAATCCACAATGCGCGCTAGCTATCTCAAATAGCCGCCCGGTTATGTTTCCGTCTAAGTCGTCTAGCTTGTTTAGGTCGTTATTCTCTAGCAGCTTCGCGCCGTCGTCGTCTACTAGCGTAGCAATTATTAATAGCTTACGTGCTTCGATATTTACGCCGCCTTTATTATTAAGTATCTTTTTCTCGAAGTTACCTTTAGCGCGCTCTGTTAAGTTTTGGAACCTAAACACCATACCGGCTATTTCTGCGGTTTTATAGCGCTTACCAGTACAGCTTAACAATGCTTCTCTAGTCGTCGTCTCCATTTTCTATATCTTCCTCTGTTGGCGGCTCATGGATTTTAGAGATGCTACCGCCTATAGCTTTCTCTACTTTCGCTCTTACGGCTTCTTTAACTTCGTCGGATTGCGGCGCTAAAAAGCAGATAGGGCTATTAGGCTCTATTCCGCAGTACCCCGCGCCAACTCCGTTAATACGTATTAGCTTTACATCTTTTATAAGGTCGTTTGGGTGACTATCTATTTTAACTCTCATTAGCTGCCCGCCGTGTAAACTGGTTGGTCACTCCAGCGAATACTAAATTCACCAGACATTAACGAACCGTTTTCTAAGTCGCCAGCTTTAGACGATACCAAAAAGCCAGAAGCGCTAACAGTAGCGGCTGTGCTTTCGCCGGACTTCATAGGGTAAGTTACTGTAATAGTCTCAGCGGCGCCCGTAATAGGTGGGAAGGTAGAAGCTGATTGATTCCAAAAGAATTCGCAGCTAAAGTCTCCGCCGTCTGCTAGGTCGGCAGGCTGGAAGGTCATATAGTCAGTAGTGCCTAAGTGCGTAGTCTCTAGGCTTTCCCGTGTAATCGTAGTACCGCTTATGCGCTGATAATTAGCGGTAAAGCCCGAAGTAGCAAAGGTAATCGTTGCGCCGTTTCCTGTCTGTGCCATCTCAAAAACTCCTAAAAAGTTGGGATTGCCTCAGTTAAGACAATCTCGAATAGTAAAGCCGTAACGTATAGCCCGCCGTCGCTGCCGTCGGCTGGAACCATATACGCGCTAGCTCTGTTTCGTAAAATACTGCTCTGGATTGTTTCACTACCCGCGCTACCCGTGTAGCCCTGTAGTGCTGCTCTTACTTTCTCTGCTACGTTTTCTGCTTCTAGTCTGCTCTCGCTGTAACAGCTAATGTTTATATCACTTGTAACTATACCGCTACTAGCGCTTATTGTGTGGCTATGGTCGCTACTAAATTCTTCTATGACTAACGCCGGGAAAGTCTCATTCTGTATCAGTGCATCAGGTCGCATACGACTACTAACTAAGTCTGTAACGTCTGTTACAGTTAGTAAGTAAGTACGTAATCCTGTACCAATACCCGCCATGCTTAACCCTTCTTAGCTACCTTTAGTACTGCTGCTGTTACTGCTGCTTTTGCTTTCGCAGCTACTACACTCTTACCTTTACTTGCGGCTGCTGCACGGGCTACCTTCTGCCAGTGTAGCCCTTTAACAATACCGCCGCCACGATTACCCCAATAGACGGCTACGTGTCCATCGTTTACTAAGTGCGCGTAGTTTGCTGCTTTAGGGCTGCCCTTCGTGTAATCATAACCAGCAGCTACACCAATAATACCGGCTTTACGTATAGCTGCTTGATTTTTCCATTTTGGAGAGCGCTTATCTGTTATAGCTTTTTTAAGCTGGTCTTTACCGCCTCCCCACTGTTTAGTCTTACCCTTTAGTAAGTGCGTACCTGTAATCTTAGAGCGCGGTGTGCGTTTTCTATACTCGCCTTTAAGTAGCGTACTCATCGCGCCTACCACTTTTCTAGTTACCTGTCGCTGTAGCGAAGGCGTTAGCTTCTTAAAACTAGCTTCTACTAGCGGTATATCTCGATTAACTAACTCGAAGGCTTTAGCCATTTATACAGCCTCCCGACATAATAGCCATAGCTCGCGCTCGTGCGTGTCTTTTCGCTGTACGGTTTCGATATTAAAGATGCGACTATCCCAGCTTACCCTATGCTCTGCTGTAGGAAACGTGCCAGAGGCTGGGTAGCGTATGCGTACTAGCGCGCTTATCGTTGCGTCTACTTGCTGTCCTCTCACCTTCTCTACGCCGCCAGTGTCTATAACTTCGCCATAGACTGTACTGTATGTAGTCCAACTTTCCGACACTTGCCCGGCGCTGTCTGCTGTACCTGTATTATTTTGTAAGGCTACTCTGTGCCTTAGCTTACCGGCTCGTACCATGTGTTGGCGTCTCCAAGTTGGTACTGTGTTAAAAGCGCGTCTACGGCTAGCGGTACGGTAGCTACATTAGTGCCAACTATTACCGCTTCTCTATTCTCGAACCAGTGCGCCACTAACATAAGCGCGGCTTGCTTGATACCTTCCGGCGTAGCGTCCGAATCGCCATAGCCACATACAAAGCGAATCTCTACAGCGTCTATCTCCCGGCGGCTAACAGCCCAGACCTCATTATATGCAGGCTGGATTATTGCAGGCTCTCTACTATCCGATGCTTTATACTTAGAGCTGCTTAGCGTCTGCTGCGCGCCGTCTATATCTATATATTTTATATGTGTTACGCTCTGTAGTTCGCCTTTAGGTAGGTTAATTACATTACGCCCAGCGGGTAGCCTATCCGTTATTAGGTCGTAAGTAGCAGTACATATCTGGCGCCCTGTCTTGGCTTCTATATACATGCGCGCAGCCTTGATATAGTCATTAATCAAGGTATCGAAGTCTGCGGTATCTACGGCTATATGGCGCTTAACTTCTGTCGAGTCTATCGGCTCGTCTGTCGGCGCTGTTATAGTTTTTATAGCGTACTTATTCACTACGGGTTACTTTCTTTTTACTTCGTTTCTTAGGTGGCTTTAGCGCGGCTGCTTCTACTACAGCCTTACGGCTGGGGGCTTTACCCCCAGCCGCTACAGCTTGTAGAGAATCAATTAAGCGCTTACCTTCGTCGTCTGATACTTCTATTACGTCGCCTACTGACTGCGTAAAGTTAGTACCGGCTCGACTTACTAATAGCTTAACTTTCATTTTTTCCCCTTTAGTAATTAGCTAGCTGCCTGTACTAAGTGCTTAACAGGATTAGTACCAGCGTCTAATAATACCGAATCATGACGGGAGAAGGCGACGAAGCCTGTCTGGTCGTAATCACGATAGCGCTCGTCCATACGGGCGAGTCGTATAGACCCACAATCTCGAATTAAGAACTTACTAAAATCGCCGCAGAGTACCGTCTTAGCGCTCGCTGCGATACTGCTAGCCATCTCTTGATTAACTACTACGGGCTTGCCAAGTAGCACATCTGGCGCGTCGGAAGTTAAACCGGGCTGCCATAGATACTGGTTATTAGAATCTTTCAGCTTACGCACCGCAGATTTTACGCTGTTGTGCATCATAAATCCACAGCTAGGCGAATCCTGATAGGCTGGGTCGATACTAGCTAGAAGGTCAATTAGCTCGTCCATAGTAATAGCGGTAGCACTTGCTGCCGTTACGCCTAAAGTAGAACCAGTTACGATACCTTCGGGCTGGCTAGAGCCTGTACCTGTAGTAAAATGCTCAGCGGTAATACGCCCTAGACGTTCGCCTATCATGCTGCCTAATTCCGCGCCTAGATTAAATGCAGAATCCTGCATTAGCTCAGCCGAAACGCGCAGAAGGCGGCTAGAATATTTATACGCCGATAAATTTATACTAGCATATACAACATCTTGCTCTGACACTTGCGTATTTTCGGCTAAAATTGCGCCCTTGTTTCCAGAGTCGTTTACGGTTGGAAACGGAATAGTATTACCAGAAGCAGTACGCAAAATACGACTTACACGGCGCGGTCCACCAAAAGCCAGCAAAGCTCGCTCTAGCTCATTACTAAAGCCCTCTGGAATAGTGTATCCGCCTTCGGTGCTGCTCGTACTCTGCGCTCGATATTCGCTGCCGAAGCCACGATTATTAAACGTCTCAGCAGCGCGTAAATTAATCTCAAAGAAGCTGCGGCGCGGGTCTACTCCGCAGCGGGTAGCTGCTTCGTTAAGTTCGTTGCCTACTTCCATGCCGGACTGGTGCTGACACCATGCCAGTAAAGCCTTAGAGCGCGTATCGTCATTAATTGGCGTAGGCTCATTATTGCGCTTCGCCTGCCATTCGCTGCGCTCTCTTTCTTCGCTGATAGTGTCCAGACGTGCGGAGACGTCTAGCTTTTCTTTTTCTGCCTGCTGTCGCTCTAGTACGCTATCGTACTCTGCGTTCACATCTTCCCAGCGCGCGCGCTGTTCGTCTGTCCAGCTTTCCTGTGTGTTACCTAGCTCTTTAATTTCTGCGGCTAAGCCGTTTCGCTGCTCTTGCAGCTCTTGTACTTTATCTACTGCCATTGTATAAGTCCTTAAAAATAGAATTTTCTAAGGTATGCGCCAAAAAAAAGCCATACCTATATACGTGTAATACGCTATAGCTACAGCCTGTACGGGTTCGCTTTAGAATGTGGTAGCGAAGCTAAGCGCTTCGACTATTGAGAATTATCTATAAATCTTCGTTAGCGTCAAGTTTAATTTGTGCTAATCTTTTCTTTACTGCGTCGCGCTCTCTGTTTTCTTCGGCTTCCCACTTAGATAAAGCGGCTTTAGCTTCTTCTAGATTTTCACTACTGCGAAGCCCAGTTGTAGCGCTTTCGTATGCTGGGTAGGTTACTACCGATACATCAAATAAGTTAGCGTCTGTTATGTTTCTATATGTCTGCCCGTCGCTGCGCTCTATCTCTTGCCCCTCTGCGGTTACACTAAAGGCGAAGCTAGAGCCGGAGACGTCGCCGCGCGTAATGCTTTTAGCTAAGTCTGCGGCTTGCTGTGTCTCTGGCAAGTCTACTTCGTAGCGTAGCCCTGTAGAGTCTGTCGTAAGCCGCAGCGTATTAGATTTTGTGCGACCCAAAACTATATTAGCATCATGGTTAAATAGCGCTCTTACGTCTTGCATCTCTGCTAGCGCTCTATCAAAAGCGCCCGGCTGTATACGCTCGTAGTAATTGTCCATGAGCTGGTACTGCGTACCGCTATCGTCGCTACGATGAAAGACGGCGGCGTAGCCCGTTACCATTTGCTTACCATCTGCGCGTGTCTCTACTGTAACCGGCTTTTCATTAGGAAATATCTTACTCACTGTCTAACTCCCTGCGATAACTCGCTAGAATATCTTTAGTAAAGTCTTTAAGTACTGCTTTCAGAGCTGCGCTACGCTGCTCTGTTTCTGTTGTAGTTAGTACGCCTTCTATAGTCTCGCCCATAGAGCCGAATATATGCCGCGCTAGATTGTCCTGTAGCGCCGCTGCGTCTTTGCCAGTAATCGCCGCCAGTAACTCTATAGCGTCTTTTACTTCGTCTCTTAGGTTTTTCTTTTCTTCGTCTAGGTGACTTTCTATCCAAGTTAAAAAGCGCGCTAGGTTTTTCTTGTTACCCTCTCTAATTACCTTACGGGATAGATAGCCAGTAAAACGCGCTACGCTGGCGTCTAATACTTTATAGCTATTTTCTTCTAGCCCGCGCTCTGCTTCGACTACTTCCGGCTCGAAGTCGGCATACTCCATATTAAGCGGTCGTAGATACTTACCGCCTAGCCCGTCTGTGCGCGGGTTCAAGTTTTGCATAGCGCGCACTTCGTCGGGCGATAGTATCCCGGCTTCTATGCCTGTTCTGTATATCTGGTACTGTGTAGATATATCTGCTGCTATAAGTGCGCCTACGTTAAACTCTATAAAGTGGCTGTTAGCCTCTTGTTCAAGCGGCGCTAGTAGTTTTAGGTAACATTCGCTTTCTATAGTCTTTAGCCACGCGCTTAGACAATGGTTAAGGTAGCTTCTGTTTTCCTGCTCTAGAGAATTGTAAGACGCTCGCGCATCGTCTCCCAGCTTATGCGGCGGTATATTGAACCAGCGCGCTACTTCTCTTACTTGCTGGGTACGCGCCGCTGTCATTTGTGTCTGTTCTGGCGTAAACTGCGCTTGATGAAACTTAGCGCCGTCTCTTAAAATAACCGTCTTAAAGCTGGCGTCTATGCTATCGTATGTTTTTCTAAAGCCCGCTTCTAGATTATCTGCGCCTTGTTTCTGCATACCGGCTGGCATTTCCAGAATACCGCCAATGCGCCCACCATTAGAAAAGTACTTACTAGCGAATTGCTCAGCGGCTATAGCTAGCGCGAAGCTCTCGCGCGCCTTGTAGATTACTTGGCAGTCTTGCAGCCCTGATACGCTAATCTGTTCTATGTGTAGAATGTTAGAAGCTGCGAAGCCTTGAAGCTCGCCGCCTATCTCTGATACATAGAATAAGCTACCGTCTTCTGCTCGCTGTGGGCTAGTTCTATCTGGTAATAGTGGCAAAAGCGCAACGGGTCGCCCGGCGTCGTCTCTCTCTATTAGCGCGTATGCGTTAGACCATAGTAGCGCGTGGGTCATTAAGCGCCGCCAAAACTTAAAAGCGCTCATCTCCGCATTAGGTCTAAACTTGATAAGCTGCTGCGCTGCGTGATTATCTGCGACGGCGCGCCCTTTATTCCCTAAGTCTGGGCGCCGCTGGTATACGTTCAGCGGTAGCTTCGCTACGTCGCCGCTTATTAAGTTTACAGCCTGAAAGACTGGGGCGATACTTAGCGCGCGCTCTGGGCTAACGCTAATACCCGTACCGCTTATGTTAGTGTTAAAGACTTCGTTAAATATTTCTGGGCTGCCTAGCGGTATGTTAGGGTTTTCTATTGCGCGGCTAGCGTCGATACCTGCGCCAATTATATAAGTCTCGCTCATAATAGCTCTATCGGGTTATCGTTGTAGTAATCGTAGGTAGCCTCTGGCTCTGCTTCCGCTATGGCACGACCTAACCCCATGATAGCGGCTACTATTCCGTCAATTTTACGCTGGCTTTCACTTCCCGGCTTAACGGGTCTTTTATTATTGTTGACGTCTATTTTAACGGAAGCGCTAGCAGCCTGCCAATTCATTATAGGGTTATCGTTATGTCTTAGCTTCTGTGCCAATACCAAGCGCTCAAACTCAGCAGTCGGTCCAGCAAAATGCATAATAGTCTGCGGGAAGCTAGTACGTAAGCAGCCTAGCTCATTCTCTAGGCGCGTTGTAATATCTTCCGCATACATTCTATCGTAAACTATCTCGCCTATTATATACTTTTCGGCTAATTGTAGAATACGATTTTCTACGTAGGCGTAGTCTATTACGTCGCCCGGTATCAGCTCTAGGTATCCGTCATTAGACCATTGTAAGAAAGGCGCTATATGGTCGTTATTCTTCGCCGCTGTCTCTGGGTAAAAAAAGTAAGGTAATATTGTATACTCGTCTCCATCTGTGAAAACAAGTACTGCGGCTGTCATATCTCTAGTACGTGATAAGTCTAGCCCTAGTATGCACTCTCTACCGGCTAGGTCGTCTTCTGTAAATGATACTTTGCAGGCTTTCCAGTCTTCTATACGTAACCACGTAGCCTCAGAAGTAGCCCACATATTTAGGCGGTACATCTTGAAGTTTTGCCAGTCCGTTAAGCTGCGCTTAGCTCTGTGTAAAGACTTACTAAATTCGTCTTCGCTAATGATAGTACCCATAGAGGGATTAGCGGCGCGCCATACCTTCGGGTCTAGTAGTTCGTCGTCTGTTAGCTTTTCATCTGCTGCATACTTAATAAATAAAAACTCGTTATCGTCTATCTCTCCGCTGTTTACTTTCTCGCCGTACTCCCATTGTTTGTGACCGTAGCCCGTAGGGTTATTACCCGCTGTACTAATCTCGAAGCGCAGCCACTCGCTGCGGCTGATGCCTGCATGCTCTATAGCGCTGGCTGTTCGGCTGTCTAATACGTGTACTTCGTCTACTATACAACTACCGTTTAAACCTTCTAGGCTCTGGTAGTTAGAGCCTGCGACAATCTGATAGTTTGAGTGCGTAGGCTCGTAGGATATTACGCCGGTAGAATTATTAATCATGCATAGCTTGTTTAGAGCTGGCGACTGTTCGACCATCATTCTAGCATTTTTATGTACAATGCTCGCCTGTTTAGAATCTCGCGCGCAGCTATATACATGGTTACCCGGCTCGCCATCTGCTGCCAGTAGGTATAAACCGACAAAAGCGCCTACTGGGCTTTTACCGTTTTTCTTCGGAAGCCAGCAAGACGCAATACGGAAGCGGCGCAGGTCACGGCTGTAGAAGTCTGAATACTTAACCCAGCCGAATAGACGATAGAATAAATTAACCTGCCAATCCATCAAGGATACTTTCTTACCTGCGTAGTCTCCCTCATATAATCTCAAGTTTTTTTCTATAAACTCGCAGACGTGCGCGCCGCGCGCTTCATCTATAAAGTACCCCGCCGCCGCTGCTTTTTCGTCTGCTGCGTTTTCTATCCATCGCTTAGTAATCTTATCTACCATTATCGCTCTCTAGGGTTAATGGCTTTAACAGCGTCGCTAGGTTTGTCTATTATTATTTTACCTCTACTAACTGGCGTTAGCCCAAATTCTACAAGTATCTTTAGGGTACGGTCAAACCAGTCACGGCTAGCGACGTCTGCGGGGTTACGCCGACCGTCTACTATTAAGCCTTCTTCTTCGCTTATTGTCTGGTATCGCCGCCAGTTGGCATAAGCTACCGCTAGCTGCTCTAGTGCCATTTTATCCGTAGTGGTTAATACGCCTAGCTTATCTAGCAGCTCTCCGTAACATTTCCAAGCCTCTATAGCATGTTTATCTTTAATCCATGCTGGGCGCCTGTGCTTTTTTCGCTCTGGCTTCGGCGATGCGTAATTCATTCTCTGGGGGTTCTTCTTATCAATACCGCGCAGTCTTTTAATCTCGTCGGGTATCCGTTTACGTCCTCTAGTCATTATGTAGCCTCCAAAATTCCGTACACATTAAAAAAAACTACTACGGGCTTAAATGCCCTTACGTATAACACTATAAAAATAGGGGTTTCAGCCATAAGCGGGGAAAAAAACGGAAGGG